AAAAGCAGTAAGTAAATGGCTCAACGCTGAGGCCATTCCTCGTCAGGATAAAATGTATGAACTGGCCACGTTTTTAAACGCGGATGTGCTGTGGCTGCAACATGGCAATGAAGGCGTTTTTGCTGATGAGCGCCGTGAATCCGTACATGCTTCGGTGCCTAATGAAAACGCAGGCGGGCCGTTTTACACGCCGCAACCAGAACCGGGGTTTCGTATTGATGTGCTGGATATTGAAGCCAGCGCCGGCCCGGGTCGCTTGATTTCCAGCGAAGTGACCGAAACCATCAATCATATCGTTTACGACAGTCAGGAAGCGCTTGAGCTTTTTGGTCACCGCCCCGCGGACAGTATTAAGGTGATAACCGTTACGGGCGATAGCATGTCCGGCACCATTGAGTTGGGCGACTATATCTTTGTCGATATCGCAAAAGATTATTTCCAGGGAGACGGTATCTACGTGTTCCTTTACAAAGGACAACTGCTGGTTAAACGCCTGCAAATGACTCACGACAGTCTGCTGGTGCGGTCGGATAACGCTAAGTATACCGACTGGAAAATCTGTGAAGAGAACGAACAGCATCTGAAAATCATCGGACGCGTGATGTACAGCCATTCTATTCGCCGCCACGCCTGACACATCTTCTCTATGTATTCGCTGTGCTGCCCCCAGTTGCTTATCTGAGTAAGTTCTGGGGTTAGCTTTCTTACCACCTTGCTGTAATGCCAGGGCGGGCGTGCCTGTAAAAATAATCCCTTATTAATCAACGCGTAATGTGGATGCTTAATATTTTATCAATAATTCGTACTTTTAGTTCTTGACGATTATGTACCTTTGGTTCAATATTAATTCATCAGCACGACAAAGCGCTCAGAAATGAGCCAACGCTCTTTAACAACCGGCCCTGAAAAAGGGCAAGTACCCCGGCAATAAATTTTGGGATATCAACCGGATATCGCCAAAATTGATTGACAGGAGGATGTATGGATGCACAGGCACGCCGCCGCGAGCGCCGGGCGGCAAAGCAGGCGGCCTGGAAAACCGCAAACCCTTTGTTAGTCGGGTTTTGCGCCACACCGGAACCACAGCCGATATTAAGGCTAAACCGCAAACCCAGAGACCGTGTCGCCAAAGCGCTGGAAGCGGTGAATGAATACAGTTTACAAATCCAGCAGAATACTGAGAAATACCTGCGCTTGCGCGAACAACAGCAGCAGAAGAATCACCGCATTTATCACTCACAACCCAAAAACCCTTCGGGATCGCCAGATGCCCGTGGCAAAGAAAAGCGTCACGCTCAATCTACCCCGCTGATCTGAATATCTTTTATCTAACTCGCTGAATGATACGAACCCCGGCTCAATGCCGCAGGTGAGAGAGACTCGCATGAATGACCAACCAGGAAATATTGTCACGCAGTGTTCTGCGTGGCTGGCAGCTTTGGCTGCCGGTCTGGGTATCACGACACAGGATATGGTCTACATGATATTCGGCCTGATAAGCGTAGGCGTTTCAGTGGCTTCTTACATCAACGGGCGTATTGATGCGCACCGCAAACGCAAAGAGGACGAAAAGCGAACGCGGCTTCTTCAGGACTACCTGGAGGAGCTTCACAGCAAAACGGTAGCGGATTTCCCCGCAACGGCGAAAGCGCTAAGCGAGGCACTCAAACAGGCAGGTAGCTAATGGCAATGTCTCCCGGACTAAAAAAAACCTTACTTGGCCTGTCAGGGGCCAGCGCGCTGTCGCTTGCAAGCGTGATAATTCCAGAACTTGAAGGCGTGCGCTACGCACCTTATTACGATGTCGCAGGTGTGCTGACTGTTTGCTACGGGCATACCGGCAAGGACATCGTACCAGGGAAAAAGTACACGCCAGAAGAGTGTCTGACGATACTCAACAACGATCTAAAGCCCTTTGCCCGGGCGGTGGAACGTGCCGTTACCGTTCCCGCAGATGAGTACCAGAAAGCGGCATTAATCTCCTTTAGCTATAACGTTGGCATTTCAGCGTTTCAGCATTCGACCTTATTGCGTGACCTTAACGCCGGACGTTTTGCACAAGCCTGCGAAGGCTTAAAAAAATGGACCTGGGCGGGAGGAAAGCGGTGGAAAGGCCTGATGAATCGCCGCGAGGTCGAATATGAGATTTGCCGCTGGAACAGGAACACCACATGAACACACGTCTTTCACTGACGCTTCTGATTTTTCTCTCGCTCGCTTTCGGCATTTACCACTTCCAGTCGCGCTATTCAGCGCAAAAACTGCTGACCGATCGGGCTGAAAAGAGACTTGCCGCAAGCTACAGGCTCATTGATGACCTGCAAAAGCGCCAGCGTGACGTTGCTGCTCTGGACGCTACGTACACACAGGAGCTCGCCAATGCACAACGCACCATTGAAGGTTTACAGCGTGATGTGGCTGGTGGGGTTAAGCGGCTGCGCCTCAACGCAACCTGCAAGCCTTTGCCTGCCGCCACCGGTCCCGCCGGCGTGGATGATGCTGCCCGCGCCAGACTTACTGGCGCCGCTGAACGGGATTATTTCCGTCTCAGAAAGCGAATCGAACTCGCCAGTAAACAACTAGCAGGCTTGCAGGACTATATTCGCCAGCAATGCCTGAAAACGATTAATAAGGGAGATAACAGATGAATGATTCTACCCGGCCGGGTTATCTCACACCGGTCAGTTCGCCGCCTGTGTATGACGAACTGCTGGAGAGTGAGCTAAGCCGCTGGATTTCAGGCGTTTGCGGCTTACCGGCGGAAATGGTCATCCCCCGCTGGACCGAACCACCGCCAGCCTCACCGGTTGCCGGGCTTACCTGGTGCGAGTTTGATACCAATGTGGAGTTGGGCGATATGCCCGCCATGAAAGCAGTGGATCGGTACACAGATGCACTGACGCAAAACGAAGTCATAGCAGTGAACTGTAGTTTTTATGGCCCCGGTGGCCAGGCGGTTGCGGCCTTATTTCGTGACGGTCTGTACCTTGCGCAGAACAACGCGGAGCTTAACAAAATCGGGCCGACCTTTGTGGGCTGTGGAACGTTGATTCCTGCTCCTGAACTTATCAATAACCAGTGGCTACGCCGCTACAACCTCACCGTAACGCTGCACCGTCAGGTGATCCGCGAATACGGTATTCAGTCCCTCGTTTCTACTTCAGTAAATATCTTCGGAGAATAAATTATGTCACAGGGTTTACCTGTCTCTAACATCGTCAATGTGACGGTGAGTATGGCTGCGCGTGCCGCTCAGTCACGTAATTACGGCGCCCTGCTTGTGATTGGCGCAAGTGAAGTCATTGATACCCACGAGCGTATGCGCGCTTATTCCAGTATCAGCGGCGTTGCGAATGATTTTGGTCTGGATGCGCCAGAGTACAAAGCGGCCAGCCTCTATTATCAGCAGTCTCCTCAACCGGTGGATTTGTACATTGGACGTTGGGTGAAAACCGACGCTGCCGCACGGTTACGCGGCGCGATCCTTACTGATGCTCAGCAGGCAATGAGTAATTTTACTACGCTAACCGATGGCTCTATGAGCATCCTCCTCGATGGCGCTGAAAACACGATTACCGGAATCGATTTAAGCGCGGAAACCAACCTGAGCGGTGTCGCCGGACGCATTCAGGATGCTCTCAACGGCAGCACAGTTGAGTGGGATGCCGCAGGCTCCCGCTTCGTCATTCGTTCGATTACTTCCGGAGCCATCTCCTCCGTGGGCTATGCAAATGCCGCCGCTGAAGGGAGCGATCTTTCAGCGTTGCTGGGGCTGACGGAACTCGCTGGCGCTCAGATCATTGCAGGGCAAGCCAGCGAAAGCATCGCACAATGTGTGTCCACGCTCTCTGGCTTGTCTACCGACTGGTATGGCCTGGTTATCGCCGACACCAGCCTGAGTGATGAAGACGCTCTTTCCGTTGCAGCAGCAATTGAAGCAGACGGTGTTTCCCGTATCTATGGCCACACAACGCAGGCGACCAGCGTACTGGATGCGGATGTCACAACCGATATTCTCAGCAAACTGAAAGCCGCAAAATATGCCCGCACTTTTGGGGTGTACTCCAGCGCCAGCCCTTATGCCGCCGCTTCGCTGTTTGGCCGCGCGTTTACCGTTAACTTCAATGGCAACAACACCACCATCACCCTGAAGTTTAAGCAGGAACCCGGCATTACTGCGGAACTCCTGACGCAAAGCCAGGCCAATGCGCTGGCGGTAAAAAACGCCAACGTCTTTGTGAACTACAACAACGACACCGCCATCATCCAGGAAGGCGTGATGTGCAATGGCGATTTTATTGATGAGCGTCATGGCCTCGACTGGCTGCAAAACTATGTGCAGACCAACCTCTACAACCTGCTGTTTACCAGCACGACCAAAATCCCGCAGACCGATGCCGGTGTTACCCGCCTGCTCGCGAACGTTGAGCAGTCTATGGGGCAGGCGGTCACCAATGGCCTGGTGGCGCCGGGCATCTGGAACGGTGGCGAGATAGGCCAGCTGGTGGCGGGAGATACGCTAACCAAAGGTTATTACGTCTACGCCCCGGCTATTGCGGCTCAGGCCCAGTCCGATCGTGAAGCGCGCAAAGCCCCGGTGATTCAGGTGGCATGCAAACTGGCTGGTGCGGTGCACTTCGCCGACGTTGAAATCAATGTAGTTCGTTAAGGAGAATTAAATGAGCACTTATTCTTTTATGGATGTCACCGCATCCTTTGCTGGCCCGACCGGCATTATTGACCTCGGCGCGGGCTCCGCTAACGCCGAAGAAGGTATCGCGGTTGCGATGGCCAACGCTAAAAATACGATGACCGTAGGGATTGATGGCGAAGTGATGCAAAGCATGAGTCCTGATAACAGCGGCACCATCACCATTACGCTGATGAAAACTTCTCCGGCGAACAAAAAACTGATGCAGGCGTATAACGCTCAGACACTCTCTTCTGCAACCTGGGGGCGCAATACCATTGTTGTCCGCAATACCGCTTCCGGCGACAGCATCACCGCGAGCATGGTGGCCTTCAATAAATTGCCGGATAACAAAAACGGCAAAGAGGGCGGCAGCATCGCCTGGGCATTCGACTGCGGTAAAATCGATCAGGTTTTAGGGGAATTCTAAGCCATGGAAATTACCCTTAAAGAAATAGATTACCGTATCGGCAAACTCAGCGTGTTCGATCAGCTTAAGGTGGCTCGCAAACTGCTGCCAGTGCTGGCAGGTATCGTCGGCGATTTTCGCAGCTTACAAAGCAAAGAGGGCGGTAATACTCTCGAAACAGTATTGCCGAAAATCGCCCGTACGCTCTCGGATCTCAGCGAAGAGGAGTGCAACGCGGTGCTGTTTCCCTGCCTTAACGTCGTCGCCCGCAGCCATATGAAATCCTGGGTGCCGGTATTTCATGGCGGCGCTCTGGCCTTTGATGACATCGATCTGATGACGCTTCTGCAACTGGTGTCCCGGGTGGTGGCCGATTCACTGGGAAATTTTTTGCAAGAACTCCCAGGCAGCCAGCCTCAGGATCGGGAAGCAGCTTAACGCTCGATACCTTGCCGGGCGGAGAAGATTACATTCTCCGCCCGGCGGAGGTTTTTGGGCTGAACTGGCAGGATCTGAAAAACGGCGCGGTGGATTTATATGATATCGCGCTGATGAACGATTACCTGGAAATGCAGGCCGAGAATAAGGCCCGCATCGCACGCTGGAGAGAGGAAAATGAGCGATAGCAGGCAGCTTGTCCCCTATACCTCGCTTCCTGATATATGGAAAGGCGAAAAATTTACTGACCAGATGACGGGCCTGGCCGACCGGCTAAGCGCTGCTTTTAACAATGTTGAAAGTAAGCTGACGTTAAATAAGGTTCCGGAGCAAACAACCACATCCGAACAACTGGCTAATGGGCTGAAAACGTTTAACGAGTCACTGATCCAACCGGCAGTAAAATCGGCAAACTATTTTCTGGAAACGCTCGGCGGGATGGAGAAGGAGGCTCAGTCAGCGCAATCGCTTGATATGAGCGTGGACAAATACCAGTCCATAAAATATGCATCCGAGCAATCCGGCGGCGATCAAAAAGCGCTGGAAGGCTCGATTAAAAATGTAAGCGCGTTATGGCAAAACGATAAAGCTGGCGAAATACTCCTCAACAAAATGGGCGTGACCACTCGTGGGGAAGATGGAACAAAGCGTGATAACGCCGATGTTTTTTTACAGCTGGCTGGGTCGTTAGGCAGCATGGAGAAAAGCGATGCCAGCCTTCATGCCGGTTTATTAGGTATTGATGAAGATACGCTTAACGCCATGCAACGTGGGCTTGCTCAGTATGCCGATGACTATCAGCGCCTGATGCAAGCGACTGACTCAAATACTGAAAAAAGCGCCGGGCAATCCACGCAGTTTATGGCTTCGTGGCGCCAGATGACTTCCGTAGTAGATCTCTTTAGTAAAAAGGCTGGCGGAAACCTGGCAGAAGGCCTCTCGGGGCCCATTACTGACTTTACGGAAAAATTACTTTCTAAAGCCCCACAGATTGAAAATGTGCTTAACAAGGCAGGTGTCATCGTCATCTGGTTCGGTGAGGTATTTAGCGATGCGCTGAGCGGGATTATTGACCTGGTTACTGATGTTACAGGCTGGTGGGATACGCTCGATAGCGAATCTCAAACGTTAATTGCCGCGCTGGCGGGCCTGGTAGGGGCCTGGCTAGTGCTCAACAGCGCATTTATGGCTTCACCCATCGGCATTATC